TGCGGGTGACGGCTGAGGTCGTGGTGGGGATGTAGCTGGTCGGGAAGGCGCCGGCTTCTAGTTGGGGCGCTGCAAAGCGCAGAGTAAAATCTACAGTCACACCACTGGCAATACCAATTACAAAGCCAAGCTGCGCCCGTGCGGTTAATGCGTTGGTAAGCGTTCTAGTTACGGTTGCCCGTGCTTGGAGTAGCGATGTTCCAGTCGCAATAATTGTGCCACCTGATCCTTCTGCAAGATACCCGCCAGCCGAAGTTCGCTCAAGTATCCGCAGCCGTGGGGCTGTTGTGTTTGAGTACGACCCAGCAACTAGCGAACAATAACAACTGCCTGTCCAAGTCTGTCCAGATGCAGCTACTGCGTCGGTGGAAGGTTGAAGGTTAATGCTAAATCCATTGGGATCTGAACTTGTTCCTGACACACGAATATCAACGTAAGGCAGTCCTTCATTCGTTCCCAAAGCTGCTATTTGTAAAGTAAGTCCTGCCGCTATAGAGTTTGTGGTTAGTCCCGTAGGATAGGTGCCTGGAGTGCCAGTTGCCCCGCCAGCCATAGAAGATGACCTGACTTCGTTCGTCCTCTGCTCCTCCACCAGCAGCCCCAGGCTTTCGCCGGTCGTGGGGTTGTGGTCGAAGCGGGGGGCCGAGTTGATGACGCTGGTGGTGGGGATGTATTCGCCGACGGTGCTGGACTGTTCTAGTTGGGCGCCCCAGATGTCAATAGATTCAGTATTAGCCGAGAGGTGGATGCCTAAACGTATTGTTGTTGATGTACTTGTTGCCGTAAAGCTAAATCTTTGCCAGCTAGATGTTATGCCTGTTAGCTGCGTGTTTATGTTTTCCGAAACTCTAATAGAAACAACGCCGGTTGTTCCAGACCGGCCGCGAACCCAAAAAGATCCCGTATAGGTTGCACCGCTAATTCCTGAAAATGTATTCTGAATCTGCGCAAAACCTCCCGCTCCAGATGCTAGTGTCCACGCTGTCATGGACCCATTTGGGGCCTCAATGTCAGTGACTGCCGTAATCGTTGCGCCAGTACCGCTGAGTATCCAGGCTGCGTTGTTAAATGTTTGCGAGTGCGTAATTAGGTTCGTCGTCGCGGTCTTGATCAGCCCGTCGCTGCCCACGAACGTGCCGCTGCTGGCGCGGGTGAAGGTGACGAGGTTTTGGCCGGTGACCGCATCAACCAGCGACTTGTTATCCGCAAAGCGCAGGTCGAGGCTGGGCGCTGCTTTGGCACGGCGCCACAGAGCGCTGGGAAACGACACCCACTTGCCCGGTGCTAGCGCTGCTTTGCGGACCGCCAGTGCCAAGCTCACAGGCCAGCCTCCAGTGTCTTCACGCGCAGGGAATACACCTCGCTGTTGGCGGCGGGGGTGAAACCGCCGATGGTCTGCAGCTCGCAGAACAGGCTGGTGCTGGCAGTGTCGAGCTTGAACAGCTTGCCGGGGTAGTCGATCTGCGTGAAGCAGGTGCTACCGAGGTCAACGGGTGCTGGCAGTTCGATGTAGCCCACGTACTTGGAGCGGTCGGCGCTGCCCAGGTCAAAGGCGCTGTTGTCAGCCACTGCAGCGGGCTTGGCGTTGTAAAAGTGCAGGCGGAAGCCGGTCACGCCACTGGGTACGGCGCTGATGCCGATCACCAGCTCAACGCTCTGCACCAGCACAAAACCAGCGCTGGGGCCGATGTTGCTGAGCGTGATGATGGCGTCGTCGCTGGTGCCGGTGCCGATCACGTCCAGCGCGGCGTAGGCGGTGGTGTTGGCGGGGCGGGTGATGTCTACGCTGGCGCGGTATGCCTTGCCGTCGACGGTCAGGGATGAGCCTGCGTCACTGCAGGGGATCGGGTTACCACTGTCGTTCTTTATCTCCACGCCATCGGCGGTCACGCTCAGCGTGGCGCTGCCGATGTTGACGGGCAGCGGATCCGTCGGGGATACGAGTAGGGGGTGGCCGTCTGAGCCCTGGTAGCTAAGCGGCGCCATATCAGGCTGGAACTGGTGTCCCCTAAGTTGCCGGGTCTAGCTAGGGGTCTCGGGATTGGACCTTATTGACATGCGGAGTTGGGCTTTTGGACCTATCCCCTCCGGTATGGCTGGTGTTTCAAAGGTGGTGCCGGGATAGGCAGCAAGCACCAGATCACGAATCTCCACAAGGTCGGCATTACCTCCCCAGCGCACCGCATATACGGTCCAGACATCAAAAGCCTGTTGCAGGCGGTACTGGGCAACCGGCTGAGAGTCTGGATCCCGCAGAATGATCAGCTCAATGCCGGTGACCGTAGTGCCTGCTTGCAGGCTTTCACCCGTGGCTCGAACGCTTACAGCTGGTGTGGTGCTGCCGTTCGCCAAGGTGTAGGTGCCGAGCTTGGCGCTTAACAGCGCCTGTAGCTCTGTCCGTAGCGTCAGCACGTTCATACACCGAGTTTTCCTGCCACCAGCAGCAGGCCTGCCTCCAGCCACCCAAAGCCTTGCCGCTCGGGCACCATGAGGTCGTGCGTGAGCAGCGGGCGGTCAAGATCGCGCAACCGCACAGGGCCACTGATGCGGCCCTTCACCAGCACCAATCCGCCTCGGCAGTTGCTGCCCTCCCACTTGGGTGCAAGCACCCACACCGCTTCGTCGTCCGAGCGCAGGGCGCGTACATCTGGTGGGGTGGCATCCTCCGTGGCCGAGGCGAGGACGTGGTTCCACGCTGAGAGCAGCAGCGGCGGGCACTTGTCCTCGTGGCGGAGGGCCAGCGCCACGGCCGCCACTTCGGCGGACAGCACCTTGTCGCTCTGCGGCTTGTCGCGGAACAGCGCGAAGTCCAAGGTGCCAAGCGGCTTGGCTTTCTTGGGATCCACGTTGATGTTCCGCATTAACGCCGTCAGCTGAGCCACCGGTAGCTCTGCCATAGCAGCGGCTTCGCGGCGGATGCGTTGCAACTGGCGCCAAGCGGCCAGGACTACAGAGCGCAGTTCGGCGTGGAATCTGTCTCGGCTGAACTGGCCGGGGTATCCGTTGAAGAGCTCGAAGGCGATTTCCGCCCAGTCCGTTTGCTGGGGCTTCCAGCCTCCGGCGGCTGCTTTTTTAGGTCAGCCTCAGATAGAGGTTCGCTGGTGCGGCCTTCGGCGTCCTGCTCGTCTTGCACCAGCTGCCAGATGTCCGCAAATAGGGCGCCATCGAGCTTGTGGGTGTCGTCTAGGGACCAGTCGCTGAGGCTCAAGCGGCTTTGGAGGATGGCAGTCACCGAGGCGTCTTGGTGCCGTTGGCCGCTGGTGGCGTAAACGCGGGCCACGTCGGAAATGCGATCAGCGTGTTTGAGCCGGAGGTGCTCGGCTGCCTCTTCCAACATCACTCCGCTAATAGCGTTCTCGATGAGGTTGAACGCCTCGAGCAGCGAGATGCCCTCTTCCTTGGCGATGGCGTCCGCGATCTGGGCGCCGCGGACAAAGGCGCTTTGCTCTGCCGCCAACAGCTCGTTGATAGTGGCGGCCTCTCCCACCGTCAAGCCGCCGTAAACCGGGATCTCCAGGATGCCGCTGTTGACGTTGCCGACCTTACGAGGCGCGTGTTGCTTGGGCGCCTGGATGAACGGCAGGGAAGGCATAGAGGTAGGTAGCTACTGCCGAGATTGCCCACCAGCGGATGCCTGACCTACAACCTTGGCATACGCCGCTTTCTGTAAGTGGACAAAGCGACCCACTTGGGTAAGGGTCTTGAGTTGGGTGAGCAGTTGTTGGTTGGTCATAGCAAGACAAGGAAAAAGCTGTCTGGGGTGAGCACGTCACCACCCGACTGGTCTAGATGGCTTGCCGTAGCTGCAAAGAAGTTGGGCGGCATGGTCCAACGCCGCTCACTACTCGGCCCGATGTAGAGGCCACCAGCATTATTGGGGTCAACACAGCGGGACAAGGACAAAGCCAACTGCTGTGGTGTGGTGTAGGCAGGCAGCTGGTGGGTGTGGATGACGACTTGATAAGGAGCCTGAACAACGGGTAGACCAGTGATGGGGCTGACCTTTGAGGCCAGATTACCGAAAGGGAAGCTTTCGTAGAGCCCGGTTTCCGTGTTCTTGATGCGAGCAAACCGAGCTTGAGTGCCGACCACGTTGACTTCGCCCGTATGGATGCCACGCATCAAGATGGAAGGGTCATCGGGGTAGGCATTGGCGGCGTAGAAGCTGCCAAAGGAGACCCCGGCGGCTTGCGTGGCTTGCTTTTGCTGCACCTGGGATCCTCTGATGCGCAAGAACAAGTACCGGCTCGGTGGTGGCTGCGGAAGGTAGAACGTGGTCTTCCAAGCGTCCCACTCTCGAAAAGTGGAAAACGGGATCTGGAAGCTGTAATCACTCACCACGACTTGATTGGGCCATCCAGCTGCCACAAACTCAGCCCAGGTGAGCTTGGCGGTTGGCGTCACCGGTTCGCTGGGCAGCGAAAGCAGTACAAAAGCAGTGCCGTTGCTGTAGGCCGTGCAAGCTGTAGGACTGTACTGGGATAAAGAGAACGCGTTGAGAGGCAGGGTTGGGTCAGGACCGATGGTGTAGCGATATTGATCAACAGGGCCTGAGTCCGACTGACTGAATCGAATGCTTGTCAGATGACCTGATCCCGTAGCGTTTGGGAAGTTATTAGGCATATTCGATATTTCATATCTGAATCTCGAGATGTGCGGCTGCTGGGGATAGCTCAGGCCTTGGCGCAGCACCCCCACAGAGACCGGGCTGGGGGTGCAGACAGAGAGGGTATTGGTGTAGTTGACATAGGGATAGAAGACCGTGGTATCGCCGGTGTAGGACGGGCCAAGAGCGTCTCCGTTGTATGTGGTCGCTGTAGTGGCAACCGCACCTTTCCAGTTCAAGGCGACTGGAAGGAATCTGCTGCCAGTGGAGAACGCCGCCAGGTCACGCCGATAGGGCAGTGCATCAAGGCCCTTGGCACGGTCTTGCTCAGCAATGCTCTGCTTGGATTTATCCGCTGACAACTGGCCGAGTCGGTCTTGTTCTGCTTTGGCAAACCGTGCCGCTTGCTGCTCCGCCTTGACCCGCTCCAGTAACGCATCACCGTCTGAGTTGACGTTGATGTACGTGGCCATCAGTCGTCTTGCGCCAGGGTGATGGTGTAGCTCTTGGACTGAGCAGCGGCCAGCACCACGGTGGGGCTTTCGGTTGTGATGCTGTGCAGGTACAACTCCGTGCCGATTTTGAGGCAGACGGTGTTGTATGAGAAGCCGCCGCCAGTAGCTGTGAACGTGGCAGTGATGACAGGCATCTGGTAGCGGGCGCTGCCGGCGTTGTAGTTGCCAGCCGCGATGGTGCCGGTAGCAGCGGCATAACCGCCCCCACTGCACTCAATCGCCTCCCAGGCGGCGGTGGTGGAATCCACCGTCAAGCTGGTGGTATTGAGCGCCAGAAAGACCTTGTAGGTCTTGCCCTCAAAGACGGCTTTGGCCTGGCGCTCCAGTTCCTTGGTGCTGATCGTCAGGGAGATGGCCATGTCAAACCCCTACGGCGAGTTGGATGCGATAGGTGACGCTTTGCCCAGAGGCAAGGGTGACCGCAGGGCTTTCGGTAAGCAGGCTGTGGATTGAGGTGCCGCTTTGGAGCACCACGTAAATCCGGTCGAAGGTCAGGCTGCCGCCGGTGGCCGTGAACTGAGCATCCACATAGGTATTGGCACCAGCGGTGCTGCCCATTTCGTAGCGGTTATCGGTGGCGTCATAGCCACCTGTGGCCACGGTGGTGGTGAAGTCGGCGTAGCCATTGCCGCTCAGCTTTACCGAGTCCCAGTTGGCAGTCGTGCTGTTGACCGTGAAACCTGAGGCGCCTACCGAGGCCAGGGACACCCGAATGGTCTTACCCTCGTAAGCCGCTGCGGCTACGCGCCCCATCTCGGCCGAGGAAACCGCAGTGCTCAGTGCCATGCTTTACCCACTGTGAAGCTAGGTTGCCCCTAGATAGTGACCAGAGACGCATTGGCCGTGACGGTCCAACTGGTGCCCGCTGCATTGCCCTGGAAGATGTAACTGGTCAGCTCGGTTGCAGGAACGGCGCTGGTCAGCTCCGTAGTGGTGTTGCAAAGGAGAACACCGTTTTCAAGGCTGCCAGCATGGTTGCCGATGCGGAGTTCAATGACTTGGGCTCCCGTGGTCGGGTGAGGCGCCAAGAGAGCGACCTCCCAGATGATGTTGCTGCTGCCAGCAGTGGTTCCGCTGGCGCTATTAAAGCCCTCGTAGCGCAGCAGGACATAACCGGTGCCGGCTTTGGTGTACACAGCCTGATAGCTGTAGTCGTAGGCAGCCACCAGTAGCTTCAGCAGCTCAGGGAACGTGGCATCTGGTGTGTAAACGTCTGATCCCGCCCCAAACGTGAGGAAGCTATTGCTGCTGATAAAGGCTGCATTGCTCGATGTGCTGGAGATCGTGACATTGAACGGCAGCGTGACCTGGCTTGTAAAAGCGTCGTCCACGTTGCCGTTGTAGAGCGTCGTCCATCCGGTGGTGGACGTTGCGGAGCTGGCACCAAGGCGCGGCAACGCATTAGAGGCCAAGAAGGCCAGCGGATCGTTGGGGTCGAACGACACCACTGACGGCTCGATTGAGGTGGCGATGGTGGTAGTCGCGCCTTGCGCCGGAGTGCGCACTGGCGTGGGCCAGGGCAGCAGCGCCATGCTGTTGCTGGCGTACACGTCACCGGCGATGGTCGGTACGCCAGTGCGTTCCGTAAAGGTGTCGGTTGTGGGCGTGACCTTCCACATCCGCACCGCAGGGGTGGAGAGGTGCGCCACAAAGTAGTCGCCGTAGCCTGTCCACCCAATCGAGCGCACATAGGCAGTGCCGGAGCTGGCGGGAATGCCTGTCGTCAGCGCTGTGAACGAGGAGCCGTTGCGCTTGTAGAACGCCAGGTAGGGCGAGGCGTTATGCGAGATGGCCAGGTAGTTGCCCACCGGTGAGAAGGCAACAGCCACGGTGGCTGCAGGGGAGGAAATCGCACCCGTGACAGCGGTGAGCGTGGTGCCGTTGAAGGCATAGAGGGCCACATAGGGGGCCGTGCTGATGCCGACTGCCAAGTAGGCCTGATCGGGCGCCCAGCTCACCTGATCACCGTTGCCAGCCAGGGTCACACTGGCCACGCTGGTGAAGGCATTGCCCTGACGGCGGTAAATGCGGAGGGTCGTCCCGTAGGTGATGGCGAGCATCGCATCGTCAGGACTGAAGGCAAAGCCTTGGATTCCAGAGGTTGGGGTGACATCCAAGCCGCCGGTGATGGCCTGGAACGTGGTGCCGATTACCTGATAGAGCTTGTAGTAGGGGCTCGTAAAGGTCTGCTTGGTGAACAGGTAGTTGCCGCCTGGGCTGAACGCCAACTGGCCGTGACCATCTGGTTGTGTCGCTGGAGCAGTCTGCTTTGTGAACGTGTAGTTGGTATTGGTGTAGAGGCCGAGGTAGGGGCTGCTGGTCTGGAGGAAGGCCACCAAGCTGCCATCAGGTGAGACAGCGACATCTGAGCAGCGAACATTTGGCAGGGATGCGGGGTTCGCCAGCTTTTGGATGGTCCCTGCATAGACCCGCATGAAGGTGATGAAGGGAGTGGTGACATGGCCAAAGACAGCAAGCGGGGCCTCGTATTTGACGACCTGCGGCCTGAGGCTGGTTTGTGTGGTGAGTGTGCGAGTGATGTTTTCAGCGCCTGGGTAGGTGGCCTGGACATCGCCTAGGCCGACCTTGACTTCAAGCTCTGAGACATAGCCAAAGACAGCCTGCACTGATGCCACGGTGCGAGTGACAGCAGGACCAATAGCCGTGGTGCCTAGAACACCAATGATGTAGGTGTAGTCAGCCACTTCAGCTGTAGTGCGCGTCACCCCGTCAAACGGCACCAGTTCATTCCAAGGCGGCACCACGGAGGCCACGTTGGCGCTTGGGCCTGGGTTAGGGCCCACGTTGCTCCAGCTGCTGCCGTCATAGACCCAGTAATCCTCAGTGCTGAGATCTTGAACGCCATCACCGGCCACGGCAGAGGGGAATGCGGCGTCCAGCTGGGTCTGCGGGGTGCTGCCAACGCTGGCCACCGTGCCGATCACCTCAGCTGGTGTGGTGTCTTGAACTGTGGGCAGGGCTGGGAACGTGGTGATACCAGGGGCCACCGGCACCCAGCTGGTGCCTGAGCCTCCGGCCACGCCCCAGAACAGCGCATCCACACTGGTGACAATGCCCTCGCTGGAAAAGGCCCAGTTCAGGCCATTGGCCCGGTACTGCACCATCAAGGAACCATTGCTGAGATAGAAGGGGTCAAAGGGGCGGGCAGGCAGCTTGCTGGGGTGCAGCTGGAGGTTCACGCCATTACGGTTGCCAAGCAACAGGCGGTTCTGGATGCGCCCGTAACGCAACGCCTTAGCTTCGGCATCCCCGCGCTGAATCGTTCCACTGGAAGTAAAGATGTCGTCGCTTTGGTACGGCATCGAGAACGACACAAAACGATCAGACGTGGCTCCGCCCATGGCATATGCCAACTGTGCGGTGGTCTCTGCGCTAAAGCCGTTAGCCTGGCCAATACGCAGAGCCTCAGGAGCCCGCACTTGGCCGGCTGAACCGCCTCGACCACGCTGGGTTCGCACTTGCGAGTCCACCATGACCATTCTGCCTTTAGCGTTGGTAAGCCAAGTAGACAACTGAGAGGCAGTTGTAAAAGGAGCTAATTCCTTGATTGAAGCCGAACCCTGCTGCCCTCCGATGGTCAAAACCCAACTTCTGTAGGTGGTTGTAGTGACTTTCTGGCCCTCAATGCCGCGCTCAAAGGTTTCGCCTGCCTTGAGCTGAATAACACGCGGCTTTGGCGCATAGATCGTTTCAAACTCTTGGACTACCTCTTCGACGAGCACAGGCGCACTGCCCAGGGTTACGTATTGAGATCCAGCATCCGTAAAGTAAACGAAATCAACGCCTATGCCACCTGCCCATTTAAAAAAGGGCTCATAGATGCGACTGGTCTGCCTTGTGAGCTGGCCATCTGCATCGTATTCGCAGTCTTCTGTGCGGGTGATAGTGCCTATTGTGTCGCCAACCGGATCACCTCCAGCGCTCAGCACTTGTGCGCAGTAGGCGTTGGCAGACTCGGCCTTAATGGTTCGCTGTGTTGTAACCCTTCGCACAACGCTGTCGCTGAGGTCAGCCCCTTCCCCCCTAGAGCTGGAGATTACGCATACGTTGTCGTCCCAGCTCCCGTCTTCGCCGTAAGTGGTCTGAGTGGAGGAGTAAGGAACATAAGAATAACTAGCCGTGCGGCTTTGACCCTCTGAGTCCGTGTACCGGATGTCAATCTCCTGGGGCGAGCCAACCGTTTCCTCAAACTCCCAGTTGCGCTGCTCCAGCGCAAACTGATCTGCGGTGTCTAGATTGGTATTAAGCTTGAGTGCATTAAAGCGCACCACGACTGCATCGCCGGGCAGTTCGCCAACGCCAATAGCGTCGATATCCACAACGCTATCGGCAGTGATCACCGGACCACTGCCAGATTCTTGGGCTAGGTCGCAGACTTGCAGTTCTTCATTCTGATCCAGGTAGCCGAAATACCCTTCAGATAGCAGAAGGTCGCTCAACACGCTGACGTAACCAGCGCTGAGGTCAAAGGTGTCTATGTTGAAACGATTGTTCAGCGGGTTGCTGCTGGCAGTGATGCCAAGCCTGGTCAGGCAGGTGTCCATGACCCCAGCAGCGCTGACCGGGATTGGCACTGGGCTGTTGGCTGGATATTCGATATAGCCGTTTAGGCATTGCTGCTGGCGACCGCTGGTCTCCGCTGCCTCGCCGTCTACGGTTGGTGCCGGTGTGACATTCTCCAGGTAGGTGAGCTTGCAGCCCAACGCCACCTTGGTGATCTGACGGAAAGGATCAGCAAAGCTGGAGAGCACCCTCAGCTTGCGCGGCACCTTTTTGGTGATGCCGTCACGGGTATAGCTGAAGGTCACCACCGTGCCCACCGCAGGGGTGAGGATTCCCTTTAGTTCGCAGTTGCCACGTGTTTTAACCAGGCCGCTGCCTTGGATGTAGTCATCACTGACACTGCCGCTGATCAGGGTGCCGAGCGAGCAAGTGACCGTGGCGCGGATGTCGATAGTCGCCATTACTTTGCCTGCCCCAGGGAAACGGACACGGTGTAGAGGTCGGCGCGAACGCCAGCCACGATCTGGGCCTCCGCGGTGGCGCTAGGAGCGCTTAGCGGGAACCAGGCCCCTGCAACTGGTGCAGTGGCGATTGTCGTTTCGTACCAGCTTTGAATTGCAGCCCAGCCGGCGGCATTAGTAGTGCCCTCAAGGTTGCGGACGCGGGTAGCGCTCAGCGGACCAGTGATGTACGTGGCTCCCGAGGCGGTGAGCGCCAGCGTGGGGGTATCTTGATAAGTCTCAGGAGGCTTGAGAAGCTGCAGGGTTGTGCTGCCGAGGGTGTAGGTGCCGAAGGTGTAGCGGGCGGTGGTTAGTACCTCTTCTTTGCGTAGTACGGCTAAAGCCTCAGCAGCGTGAACCAGCTTCACTGAAGCTTGGATATAGGCACCAACTTGTTCACCGCTGGGGGCTTCGGCAAACCAGCAGCCGACCCCGCTCCACGTAATGCCGTTAGCGCTACCGCTAAACGAAACCGTGGTGCCAACGCTGTTGCTGGTGAGGGTGTCAGCATCCTGGATGCGGGCGTTACGCCAGTTGTCGTAGACGCTAAGCAGAGACTGCCACTGGACCGTGGTGAGTAGCCCACTGATGTTCCAGGTGCGAGCCGTGAGTCCCTTACGAGCATCCCCCTCATAGCCCAAAGGCTGGGCCGTCAGAAGAGAGCAAGTGAAAGCGCCGATGGAAAAAGTCATGACTTTGAATTCACCGCCTGAAGAACATCTCCAGAGGCAGTGCCGCCGGGGACGTTGACAAAGACACTCCAGTCTTTTGTAGCTAATGCGGTCAATGCTGGAATGGCTTGTACTAGAGTCTCGTTCAAGCTAATGCTGTTTGCAGTTAGGGATGTTGTCGCCTGTAGTAAGCTGTTGTTAGCGCGTATAGCATTCTCGTTGGCAATTCCTAGACCACGCTGAGCCTCTTTTTCCTGTTCCACCGTGTTAATAAAGCTTAGAATCTGCTGATTCACGTCGGCTGTACGGCCGGAAAAATTTACGTCAAAGCCTGTGATACCTGCTGGTCGTAGTAGTCCACGGGCGTCACCTTTGGCTTGATTAAAGAGCGGCAGCAGACTTCGGTAGGTCTGCTCCTCTCGTAGTCTACGGTCGCTTGCATTTAGATATTTATTTAATCCGTCATTGCCGGTGCGTAGAGATAGGAGGCGTGTGTACGCGCCTGTCAAGGCGGCGGCTGCTTCTTCGGCTTCGCGACGAGCTTCGCGGAAACCAATAATCAGTTGATTACGGGCGTCAGCAGCTGCTTGGCGAGTAGCTTCAGCAGCTTCTCGAGCAGCATTTTGCAAACCAGTGTCAGATGGTGTTGCTCTAAGCGCTGCCTGGGCGTTCTGCTCAGTTCGAATCGCATCACGTATTCTGGCTTCTGCCTGTATAACCTTTACGCCGGATTCTGTTAGGTTCAGGCTTCTTGTCGTTATAGCAATCTGGTCTTGGATCGCGGCCAGCTTGTTGGCGGAGACGATGGATTCGGCCCAGCGCTTCTGCTCGAGTTGGCGCAGCTGCTCTGTGAGCTGATAGGTGTCTTGCTTGGCCTTTCGTTCCGCCTCAAGCGCCTTTGTAGGGTCAAGGGTGGCTGTGCGGCGAGCATCTTCCTTTACCAGCTGCAGCTGGGTTTCCAAGGCGGCTCGCTCGTTGCCCTGGGCCTGGGCGCTGATCAGGCGGTAGTTGAGCTGGAGGTATTTACCATCCTGCTTTCGAGCCTCGACGATGGCTTCAGCGTTCTTGCGGGCCGACGCGGTGCGGTCGTCGTATTCGGAGAGGACCTGGAGGTTGATGTCCAGGATGTTCTGACCGCCCTGTCGCTTCAATTCTTCGCGGCGAGCATCAAAACCTGCGCGATCCTGCGGTGAGAGATCTTCCCGAACGGCGCGGACACGAGCCGCAACACTCCCAGGCTTGAGCGCGTTATTAAGGAGATTGAGAAAGTCTGTGAGGGGGCCCTGGGCGACTTGTGCCAATTGGAGGCCCAAATCAGCAAACGACCGCTTCAACGCATCGCTCTCCTCCGCCACCTTGTTGGCCGAGGCCGCATCTAGCCCACGCTTTGACACGTCCTCGCGGATCAGGGCCTCTGCTTCCGCATAGCGCCCTGCGCTGATCAGCTTCTCAATGGTCTTCTCCAGTGATCGAGAGGACAGCAGGGCGGCGTCCTTGAGTTCCTGGAAACGAGCGACTGGGTTTTCCAGCGCTTGAGATAGTGAGCCCAGCTTGTCGACTTGGGCTCCGATGCTGGTGCCGAGAAGGCTGCCGGCAAAGCCGCCGCCGGAACCGAACAGGCCACCCGCAATGCCACCCAACAAGCCACCCGCTGATGCGCCAGCACCTTGACCGAAGAGTGCAGGGAAGGCGCCACCAATGATGCCGGAGCCGATGGCTTCGCCAATCCGACCCCGAAGACGCTGACGTTCTGACTCCGCTGCACGTTCGGTGGCTTTTGCGGCGCGTTCGCGCTCACGGGTTAGTCGCAGTTCCGCTTGAGCAGCGTCCCGAAGTGCAGCGGGTGAGCCGGGGATGGCGGCGCCGTTGACAAGGCGGCCGTTGATGGGTGAAACAGGGCCGCTGACGCGTCCTGCCGCTGCTGTCTGACCTCGGCTTTGAAGGTCGGCGGGTGAGCCGGGTACAACACCGCCGTTGATTAGTCGGCCGCTGACAGGGAGGCTGGGGCCGCCAACGCGAGCGGCGCGATCAAGCGCTCGACGATATGCGTCGGCCTGCGCTTCGATGTAGGCCGGTGAGCCTGGGATTGAAACGTCACCCCGAATCGAGTTGCGGGCACCACCGGATCGGGCGGCCTTGGTGGCGGCTCTGTCGTACTCCTGTGCTTGTGCCTCGATGAACGCTGGTGAGCCGGGGATGTTGATGCTCCCTCTAATCGGGGAACTGGACCCACCGGCTCTTGCTGCTCTGTCTATGCCACGTTGGTATTCAAGAGCCTGTGCCTGGATAAAAGCGGGAGAGCCTGGGGTGTTGACGCTGCCTCGGACGGATGAACGGGCGCCGCCTGCTCTACCCGCTTGTGTAATCGCACGTTGGTATTCAGCCGCTTGCGCCTCAATAAACGCAGGAGAGCCAGGAGTGTTGATGCTTCCGCGGATGGGCGAACGCGCACCACCAGCTCTACCCGCTTGAGTAATCGCACGTTGATATTCAGCCGCCTGGGCTTCAATAAAAGCGGGAGAGCCGGGGAGGTTGACGCTTCCGCGGATCGGTGAACGCGCACCGCCTATCTGTGCCTGATTGCGTAGGAAGGCGGGGGAGCCGGGGAGTTGGGCGGATCCGCCAATGGGGGAGCGGGGGCCGCCAACTCGGGCGCTACGTGCGAGGGTCCGCTGGTACTGGGCTTCACGTCGTCCTCGCGCCTCGGTCAACGTGACCTGCCGCTCCAATTCACGGCTGAGCTGGCGGGCTGTGCCGTATTGGCGTTGGGTGTAAGAGGTGGTGAGTTCGCCTAGGCGGGTGCGAAGTCGGCTGACATCGACGCCACGTTCCTCGAGTCGCTCAATGCGCTGCGCAATGCGGAACCGACGATCCTTGGCACGCTCGTCCGCGAAGATCGACTCCCGAGCGCCGCCTTGGCGGGCGCCGATAGCGGCCTGTTGGCGGGCAGCCCTAGCGGTCCGCTCTACAGCTTGCTGGCGGCGCTCTTCCAGCACCACCTGGCGAGCCAGTTGTGAATTCAGCTGCCGGAAGGTGCCAAACTGCCGGCGCGTCTGCGCTTCGGTTAGCTCGCCTAAGCGAGCGCGGAGACGGCTGACATTTGCACCTCGTTCTTCAAGCGCATCAATCCGTCGCGCCAGTCGAAACCGCTTTTCCTGGGCAATCTCAAGCGCACGGGTGGATTCTCTCGCACCACCAGAGCGAGAACGACCACCGCTGCTGCCCCCGCCTGTACCACCAGCACCAACGCCAATACTTCCGTTGAGGTTGCCAATCAGCTGTCGGGCCTGCCTTAGCCCATCGCGCAGCGGTTGGAGATCAACTTCAAGCCGTAGTACCGCTGTTCCGAGCTGCTCTGACACCGGCGCGATACCTCCTGTAGCCGAGGTTGCCGGTTGGCGGAAAGCTCGGTTATGGCTTCAGCTCTCGCCGCACTCGCCAACGCCACTGCCACCTTTCAGGTTGCAGGAACTGGCACCGTGACTGATCCCGATACCGGGAACGTGATGGCAGCTGGTGCCAGCGTGGTGGTTTCGCTGTTTCTTAAGGCGGAGAAGGTTGGGTACACCGCCCTGCCGGGTGTGGATGTAGTCGACACCGTGTACGCCGGCTACGCGATTAACCCTATGGCGTTGGATCCTGGAATCGTGATCGGCACCACGGGGACGTTGACGTTTGCTGGTGAGGAGCCGGTGGCTTGTGAGGTGGTGGAGGTGCGGTTGCCCTATGGAGCGGAAGGGTTGATCGGTGGGACGTTGGCGGGGGTGTTGGGGCAATCGGTGCGGCTGGTGGCTAGAGGCCAGGGCTAATGGCTGTCCGCGTACAAATCAAGCAGTGGAACGCGGACAAGCTGCTGGCGAGGGCGACCCAGATCCTTGAGGACTTTGGGCCGCTGGTGGCGTTTCAGTCGGAGCAGGAGATCGCTAAGGAGCAGTACACCTGGCCCGTCACGACGCGACGGAAGAACGGGCAGGTGGTGACGAGTCCGCGGGACATCGTGGATACGGGGCGGCTCATCAATTCCGCAACGCCGCCGGAGGTGTCAAGCGCGGGTGGGCGGATTGCCTTGCGAATCGCGTGGACTGCGCCCTACGCCTATGAAGTGCTTAAAGGCGGGTATCTGGTGGGGACAACCCGGCAGAACTATGTGGCGCCGGAGCGGGACTGGATCAGCCGGACATACCGGCAGCTGCAGGTCGATGGGGAGCGGCCGTTCCTGCCGTTTCTGGTGCGGCGCTGGAATCAGCTGGCTGGGCGTACTTAAAAAAAGGCCCGCGACGCACACCATGCACGCCGCGGAGCCCTTAGCCGCTATCACCATAAGCGGTGAGAGCGGCAACGTCAATAGGTAGCTAAAGGTCAGGCGTTGGTCTCGGCGGTGAACACGTAGGCGCCATAGCCGGTGAGGGTGAAGGACACCTGGCTGACGTTGCCGGCTTGGATGTCCTCGGAGAAGTCGGTCACGAAGGCCACGCCCGAGTGCTTCTCGGGGTTGCCGGTGGTGCTCATCTCAGGGGACTCCCGATACCACTCCACGGTCACGCCACTGGCGGCGTCCAGAGCGGCCTGCTTGAGCACCAGATAACCCGCGTCGTTCAGCGACAGGTTCATGGTGCATGGAATGGTGTAGCTCTGGCCGGTCACCAGGGAGGCTTTGAAGCCTTGGGTCGAGCCGTAGTCGAGAACGTCGGTGGTGTCGCTGGCGCCTTGGATGCCGGCGTTGGTCAGGCTCAGCACCTCAACCATGCCGGTGCTGGTAGTGGGTGCGGTACTCGCGGTTGTACCGGCCTTCACGTAGAACTTGTAGCCGAGGGCCGCGAAGAAACTGCCGGTAGCCATGAGCAGGTGCCGAAGCGTATAGCACTAAGTTGCCTTTAGGCTTCGGCGGCTTCTAATTCGTCCCATGGTGTGGGGCGGGGGCAGATGTGGAGGTCGAAGCCACGGATGTCGTGGTCAGTGGGTTGGGTTGCTACCAGCGCCAGTTTGAGTTGCTCTTCGCCGATTTGTAGGGTGCAGAGCACCTCGGCGGTTGTGGCTCCCTTGTCGAGGAGTTTGCGGGCGAGTTGGCCGATCCGGCGCACATTGCCAGGGGCTTTCACCATCCAGTTGTGGTCGCGGATGAAGTGGAGGATGTCGCCTTCGCAGAAGACGGTCAGAAGAGTGCTGAAGGTGCCTTTAGCGGGATCCCAGGCGCGGCAGGTTTTGATGAAGCCGGTGTCGATGCAGCTGAAGAGGTCGGAGGCGTCGACGTAGAAATACTTGCGGCAGAGCTTGCGGCCCATGAGGCGGACCAGGCCCTGGTGCTCGCGATACATCCGCGAGATGTAGCGCTGTTCGTCAGGAGAGAGGGGCGTGGCGAGATAGCCGGTGCGGGGGCGGCGCCGCGCCGGTTGGTTGGCACTAGGGGTGGGGGTGCAGCTGGTCGCCATACGCCACCCATAGTAGGCAGGTAGGCGCTACCTGGCTAGGTGGGGTAGGGCTAGGAGCGGACTACGGCGCAGGTGCCGCCCATGCCACCGCCGGTGGAGCTGGTGGTGAGGCAGCCGAGGATCGTGGCGAGGTGGGGCAACATCGTCAGCGGCGTTGGGCGGCTCGTGGTGCTGCTGGCGGCGTCGGTGCGCCATTCGACTTCCATTACGTCGAGCTTCAGCCGCTTCAGGTCGCGGTTAGGGATGCCAGTGACGAGTGCCTCGCTGGTGGAGGAGCTGCGAAGCAGCGCAGGGTCGCCGAGCAGGGCGTTGGCGAGATCAAAGGTGGCGAGTTCGATTTCGCGGGGGATTTCGTCGTCAGCTGGTGCCTTGTCACCGCAGGTGGCGTCGGTGCGGGGCCACGAGAGTGCTTGGGTGGTGGTGGTGCGGGTGCCGATCCACGCCAGCGTCTCGAGGCCGTTGGTGGCGGTAATCAGCGCTCTCGCTTTGTCGTCGGCTGTGGCGGTCGCCCAGGTCAGGGTGCCGATCATGCCGTTGGCGATGGTGTCGGCGGTGGCGGCAGTGAGATAGGTGTTGGCGTTGCTGGCACCAGCCGTGGCAACAAGGGTTGGAGCTGGCATCCCTAGGGTCACTTCGTGCTCCTAGGTTTCCTGGCTAGGGGTCTGGGAGAGGCAACTTCGGTATGTAGATGCCTTAGTGCTGTGCCCGAAGACAACGCCACGCCGGAAGTGACGAAACCGGTGCGTTCTCGCAAATCTGCCAAGGCGGAAACGGCTACCAGTGGTGGCGTGCGGGATTGGCAGGATGTCGTGAAGGACATCCGGCGGCTCAAGGATGAGGGGCTCACCGTGCCGGTGATCGCAGATCAGCTGGAGCTGAGCTACACGCTGGTCAATCAGGTGATGCTGCAGAGCTACAAGATGTCGGTCGATACGGTGGCGGTGTTTGAACGGCAGGAGCGGATGCGGCTGGGGCTGGACTGAACGCGTTAAAAAAAAGCCCCCGTTTTGCGGGGGCTTTGCTTTGTGCCTAGAGCGATCAGGCGTAGACGCCGGTGTCGTAAGGAGTGCAAACGAGCAGGCGAGCCAAGGGGATGTTCTTGGCGGTGGTGTAGGCCAGAGCCCAGGAGCCGGTGGCTCCGAGGTTGCCCGAGGAGGTGGCGTTGGTGGGGTTGTCACCAGCGGCGGCCCAGCGGGTGCCTGCGACGTGGTAGCCGTAGTGGTAATCCACGTAGAGCATGTCCTGGAACGAGGCCAGGTTGCGGTCGTAATTTACGGCGAGATCCTGTTGGACACCCTCGCCGATCACGCCGCTGCCGAACACGTACACGGGGTACTTGTTCAGGTGGGTGGCAGTGCCGCCAGTGATGACGCCGAGTTGGTCGTCGACGATCACGTTCAGGCCGGCGAAGCGACCCACCAGGCCGGCGCCCAGACCAGCACCCACACCGCCACCGGCGTAGACGGAACCGGCAGCAGACTGAACCTGCAGGTAGCCGGTCTCCTCCAGATAGGCGGCGACCGCCGAGTGCATGGCGATGGTGGTCAGCTCAGAGCTGCGCTCGCCAAGCACTTGCTTCACCTTCACCACGTTGGCGGCGGTGAGGTAGTTAGCGCTGGTGGCAGAGGTGGTGCCGGTGGCGTTAACGGTGTTGGCGCCGAGGATGCCGCTAGCGCTAATCCCGCCGAACAGACCGCCCAGCTGAGCCAGCAGGGTTGCGGTCTTCTTCTTGTTGATGGCAGCGGACAGCTGGTCGCGGACGTGAGCGAGGGGGTCGCTTACGCCGGTGCCCAGCTTGGAGAGGTCGTCGACGGCGTAGCTGAAGCCGCGGTGCAGGATCGTCATGATCTGCTCGTCGGTGCTCAGCGCCTGGGGCGTGAGGTAACCGGCGCCGCTGGTCCCCCAGTCGTTGGACGACTTGATCTGCTCCTCAGTGGGGTTGATCGGGTCGAAGCCGGGGACGCGCACACGGGTGCCGCCGGCGCGGGCGTCAAGGGCGGCGTTGCGCTGGACGATGCCGCTCTGGATCCACTTCGATTGCTCGAAGATGCGCTCGGCGGTATAGGCCTGAAAGTCGGGGCGGACAATCAGGTTGGAGAGGAATGTGCCTCCCTGGTTCTGCAAAGACATGGCTAGAAAAAGCGGGGTTTACCGTGAGTTACCCGCGACCGGCTTCGGCCTTGAGGGCCTTGGC